AAAAGGAGCGCAGCGTATAAGCGCTCGCACCCTGTACGGGTCTGGGCCATCTGAGAGTCCGCGTCTGATCCGCGCGGATAGGAACCCCGCAGTCCCTCGGCTGCGGGGTTCCGCCTTTCCCGAGGGGTTCTGATGTGTGATTCACCAAGCGCTGCCCGCTCTTACACGTCCGGCGCGAGTTGTCGCTGCTCCGATTGTTGCCGACTGGCTACGGAGTACACGCGCGAGATGCGGAAGCGTCGCGCGAAACCGTGTGTCGAGTGCGGGACTGCTACCACAGGCAAGCGGTGCCGAGCGTGCAATCAAGCAAGAGGCGCGCGTGCTGCCGCATCAGCGAATCGTAAGTCACGCGAGTTGGTGCATGTCGGCCCGCGGAGCTACTGCGAGGTCCCGCCGTCGCATCCGGCGCGCCGTGCCGTGAATGCGAAGCGTCGAGTGTTCTGCTCGGGACCTTGCGCCTGGTGCGGCGAGGTATTCACGATCGTTGACCAGATCAGCTCGCGCTACTGCGGGAAGCGGTGCGCGAAGGCAGCGGGCAAGGCTCGGCGTGGTCGGTTCGTCATCTCGGCGAACGTTCGGGCTGCGATCTACCAGCGAGACGGTTGGGTCTGCCAGCTCTGCAACGAGCCGGTTGACCCGCTGCTGCCGATCAGTCACGCATGGGCCGCGACTCTCGACCACATCGTGTGTCGCTCCTGGACTGACGCGCCGGACGATTCACCCTCCAACCTGCGACTCGCGCACCGCTGGTGCAACAGCGTCCGATCCGACGAGCGCTACTACACGGTCGACGTGCTCCAACTCCGCGCCCAGGTGGCGTAAACCCCGACCCAGGAGGTCACGATGGCTGGTCACGGTCCTGCACCGAAGCCCGCCGGGCGTCGCGTGCGTCGTAATGCCGATCCGGTGCCGTCCCAGGCGTTGAAGCTGGTCCGTGTGCCGGCGCCCGAGCTTCCCGAGGATGTCGAGTGGCATCCGCAGACGGTCGCATGGTGGTCGATGTGGTCAGGGTCGGAGTTGGCGAAGGATTTCACGGCTACGGACTGGTCGTTCCTGCTCGACACGGCGCTGATGCATCACGCGATGTGGTCGAAGGGTCAGTGGACGCTCGCGGCTGAGGTTCGGCTGCGGGTGGCGAAGTTCGGGGCCACTCCGGAGGATCGTGCGCGGCTGCGGATCGTGTTCGCGGACGCGGATGAGAAGGACGAGAAGCGTTCAGAGCGGGTGTCCTCGCGGAAGCGTTACGAGGGCCTTCGCGCAGTCGGTGACTGATGCCGTGGAAGCCGCGGCGCCAGGGCGAGTTTCCGACACTGGGTTGGACTGCTCTCGATTGGATCGAGGCGTACCTAGCTGCCCCTGATCGCGCCGACTATGAGCCGCTAGTGCTCACCCGCGAACAAGCGGAGTTTGTACTGCGCCTGTACCGCCTCAATCCGACTACCGGAAAGCGGGCGATTCACCGCGCGGTGCTCTCGCGTCCTCGTGGCTGGGGCAAGTCGCCGCTGCTGGCGGCGCTGGCCGCGTGGGAGGCGCTCGGCGAGCCCGTCTTTGACGGCTGGGACTCGTCAGGGCAGCCCGTGGGCCGCCCTTGGGCCGAGATTCGGACTCCGCTGGTCCAGGTCGGGGCCGTATCCGAGGATCAGACGCTCAACTCATGGACTCCGCTGCTCGAGATGCTCCGCGGCGGGTGCGCGATCGACGAGTACCCCGGTCTCGAGGTGCTGGACTCGATTGTCAACTTGCCGCGCGGCTGGATTCGGCAGATTACGTCGTCTGCGACGACCGTCAAGGGCGCGCGAGCTGTCTTTGCGGTCATGGATCAGACCGAGGAGTGGAAGCGGGGTAACGGCGGGCTGAAGCTCGCGCAGACGATGCGCGATAACGCCACCAAGCTCGGCGGTTGCACGGTTGAGTCGCCGAACGCTTTCATTCCTGGTGAGGGGTCGGTCGCTGAGGAGTCGGCGGCGTTCTGGGCCGCGATCCAGGAGGGTCGCGCGAAGTCCGCAACGCTGTACTACGACCACCGCGAAGCGCCGCCCGACACTGACCCGGCTGATATCGAATCGCTGATCGAGGGCCTGCGGGTCGCTTACGGTGACTCAGCCGACGACGAGCGTGGATGCGTGCTGCATAAGCCAGCGTGCGCGCCTGGGTGGTCGCCGATACAGCGGATCGCCTCGGACTTCTTTGACCTGTCGAACGACCCGCAAGTCATGCGGGCCGACTTCCTCAATCAGATCACGCATGCTTCCGACTCGTGGCTGAGTCAGCCAGAGTGGGCGGCCTGTGTCGACACTTCGGCAGTCGTTGCCGATGGGGACACGATCACACTCGGATTCGATGGGTCACGATCGCGGACGCGAGGTAAGGCTGACGCGACCGCGCTGGTCGCCTGCCGCGTGTCTGACGGGTTCGTGTGGCTAGTCGGGTGCTGGGAAGAGCCGGACGGATGGCGCCCGCCCGCAGCCGATCCGAAAGCGGTATGGCAGGTGCCGACCGTTGAGGTTGAGGCGGCAGTCAGGTCCGCATTCGACCGCTACAACGTCCTCGGGTTCTACGCCGACCCTGCCCGCTGGGAATCGTTCATCGCACAGTGGGAAGCGACCTACGGCAAGAAGTTGATCGTCGGGCGTCGTGACCATCCGATCGAATGGTGGATGACGGGCGGGCGGCAGACGCAGGTGGCCCGCGCGATCGAGCAGTTTCACTCGGCAGTGGTCGAGGGTGACATGACGCATGACGGCGGGTCGGTGTTGACGCGCCATGTTCTCAACGCTCGCAGGCGGGTGCGTGGCAACACGGTCCAGATAGGCAAAGAGCACCCGGATTCGACACGCAAGATAGACGCCGCTGTGGCTGCGGTGCTCGCATGGCAGGCGCGGCTAGATGCCGCAGCCAAGGCACCTCAGAAGCCCCGAACGGGCGAAGCATTCTTCCGATGAAAGGGCGGTTCGCGTGGCGCTGAAGCCTAACGACGCGCTCGAAACTGCCCGGAACATCTTCTCTGGCCCGCGAATGCAGGAGTCGCGGCGGCTCGACTACATCGCGGCTGCGGTGAACCCCCGCCGCGCTTACTCGCTCTACATGAACCAGCCGCTTTCGTCGGTGGGTATGGGTATACCGACGGTGGAGATGCCCTCGGACGCGCCGCAGGTCATGAAGAACCTCGCGTGGAAGTCGCGGACGAACTTTCTGCCGCTGATCCTGGACACCTTCTCCCAGGTGATGAAGGCGGACGGGTACATCGAGGCGAACGGTGTGCCGTCGAAGGCGTGGAACTACTGGCAGGTCAACGGTCTGGATGCGCGGCAGACCGGTATTCACCGGTCGGCGTTGCAGTTCGGTGCGTCTTACGCGACGGTGCTGCCGGGCGACAAGGCCCCGGTGATCAAGGGGTACTCGCCGCGGCGCATGACCGCGATCTATCAGGACCCGGACGTCGACGAGTGGCCGATGATGGCGCTGGACGTGAACGGGCCAATGGTGCGGCTGTTCGACGAAGAGATGGTCTATCACATCGGCGTCGAGGACTTCCGCCGTTCCGGTCTGGGCGCGGCAGTGACGTTCCCGATCGAGGGGACGACGTGGGAGTTCATCGAGGCCCGCGAGCACGGGCTCGGTTTCTGCCCGGTGGCGCGGTTCCGTGACCGGATGCTGCTGTCCGGTGAGGAGCAGTTCGGGCTCGTCGAGCCGCTGATCGACATCCAGAAGCGCATCGACGAGACGACGTTCGGGATGTTGGTCGCGCAGTATTACGCGGCGTTCAAGCAGCGTTACGTGATCGGCTGGATTCCGCAGTCGGAGCAGGAGAACCTGAAGGCGTCCGTCGCTGACTTCTGGGCGTTCAAGGACGACACTGTGAAGGTCGGGGAGTTCACCGAGACCGACCTGTCGCGGTACATCACGTCGAAGGATTCCGCGCTCGGCGACATGTCGGCTATCGCTCAGGTGCCGGCGTCGACGTTGGGGAAGTCCGCGGCGGCGATGCGGAATGTGTCGCCCGAGGCGGTGGCGTCGAACGACGCGGGTCAGGACCGTAAGGGTTCGGAGATCAAGACGTCGTTCGGTGAGACGTGGGAGTTGGTGCTGCGTACCGCCGCGATGATCGACGGCGACGACGACGCGGCGACCGACACCTCGAGCCAGATCCGGTGGCGGGACATGTCCACGACGTCGCCGGGTGCGATCGTGGATGCGCTGGGGAAGATGCAGCAGATGCTCGGTATCCCGGCGGAGATGTTGTGGGAGCGGATTCCGGGTTGGACGGATCAGGATCAGGCTCGCGCGGTCGAGCTGATCAAGTCCGGGGATTCGCTGGACAAGCTGATGGTCACGTTGTCGAAGCAGCAGGCCCCGGCGGCTGACCCTGGTGTCGGTCTCGCTGCGGGTGGGCTCGGTAACGGATGACCGCGCCCGCGCAGCAGCGGTCGAGCGGCGCGCAGTACGCGGTTGGTGCTGCGGCGGGTGCCCGGTCGGTGCAGTTGGCGGTTCGGGCGGCGTTGATGCGTGACGTGGTGAAGTTGTGGCCGCTGCTGAATAAGTCGGACCTGGCTGGGTCGTTTCCCGGCTGGGTTGCGGCGATGACAGCACTGATCAGCCGGTATCACGCGCAGTCGTCGACGGCTGCGGCGGCGTTCTATCGTGCGGCACGGTCCACGGCGACGGCCTCGAGCGCGCCTGAGTCGCTGATCCGTCTCGCGGCGGCACCGGATGCTGAGTGGATCGCTAGGGCGCTCGGTTTCTCGGGTCCGGGGATGTTGACGCGGGACACTGCGCGGCCCGGCACGGCGCTGTCGACGACGTTGGGCACTGCGTCACGGATCGCGCTCGATGGTGGCCGCACGACGATCACAGACACGGTGAAGGCTGATCCGGTCGCGGTCGGCTACTTCCGCGTCACTGACGGCCATCCGTGCGCGTTCTGTGCCATGTTGGCCGGGCGAGGCGTGGTCTACAAGCGTGAGACGGTCGATTTCAAGTCGCACAACGACTGCGGCTGTTTCGGTGCCCCGGCGTTCTCCCGCAATCAGGAGTTGCCCGAGATCAGC